AGGTAATCCGCCCCCGCCACGGCAATGCCGGCTGATCCGCCGCCCCGCTCCACGGATCGGCCAGACCACTGCCTGCAAGCTGATCCATCAGCACGAACGGATAGAACATCACCGCCTTGCCGCGCGCCCTCAGCGCCACAATCGCCTCGACCACCGCCGCATCCGCAGGCGTCCCGCCATAGACCGACCGCCCGTCCTGCCGTGGCACTTCCACGGCAGCGCCCCGACCAATCCCCCCGGCCCGCCAGGCCATCGGCGTTCCGTCAACCGTCTTGTCCTCGACCTTTGGCCGCACCGTGCATGACCCACAGCGCAGATCGCTGCCGAACCAGCTCACAACCACCGACACCGACTGACAGCCCGGCAGTTCCTCGCACAGATTGTCCAGCGCCACCGACAGGTCCGGCCGCCCCGCCGGGCTGTTGATATTGGCCGACCGGTTGTGCCCCAACCCCCGCGCGTAATGCACCGGCGTCGTCGCCAGCGCATATTCCCCCGTGCCGGGGATCAGCGCCACGCCACTCACACCGCGCGTCAGGTCCGGCACCTCGTCGATGAAATCGCCCTGTGCAGGCCGCATCACTTCGAACGTGAACTGCGGCACGCGGTTGCCATAGGGTCCAAGTTCCAGATCCTCCAGCACCACATAGGCAATCCCGCGATAGGCAGGCACATTGCCCGCCCCTTCAATTGCCACGATCTTCGGATCGGGTTGCTGCAACGCGCCACCCCGGTAGACGCGCAGCGTCACGTCACCCCGGGCCACCTCGACACCATCCGCCCAGATGCGCCCGACCCGCGTGATCTCCCCTTCACACAAGGCCAGCGCCAGACTTACCGAATAGGCATATTCCGTCACTTTCGGCTTCGGCGGCGCGCCTTTGCCACCGCCATGCGTGGTCGTGGACTCCCGGAAACGCGAGGCCCAGATCACCTGCCCCGGCACCCGCATCCGCCCCCAGACCCGCCCGACAGGCGCACCCTCGCTCGCCCCCATCAGCCGGAAACGGTCCACATGCCCGGTCTCGACCGCGCGCGAACCGGACCCCATCAGCCGCTGGTCGATGACCTTGCCCAAAGTCGCACCAATCGCCCGGCCAATGACCGCCCCCGACAGCCCGAGGATCGAGCCGCCGAAGCCGCCACCAATGGCAGCGCCCGCAGCCGACAGAAGGATTGTCGCCATTCAAGAACTCCCTCGCACATGGCCCACCACCACCGGGGCAGGACACATGCGCCTGTTTTCACTCTGTGATCTGTCCGTCAGACGCGCTCAGGAAAGGCAAACCGCGCCACGATCCGCCGCCGCCAAGGCTCTGACAACGGGCATTCCACCACGCCATGACCGCTATAGGCGTGGATGAATCTCGCCGCGTCCGCAGCACCTGCTGAAATACCCAGATGCTTGGCAACCGCCCCGTCCCGCATCCGAAACAGCAAAACCTCGCCAGCGCCCTGGCCATCCCCTGGTCTGAGATGTCTGAGCGCCGCCTGCCACAAGCGTTCCTCTGCCTCCGGTTCCGACTAGTCCGGCGTATAGGCAGGCACCGCCTCCGGCTCTGCCCCGTAAAGCTCACGCCAGACGCCGCGCAACAGCCCCAGACAGTCCGCCCCCGCCCCCTTGACCGAGGCCTGATGCACATAGGGCGTGCCAATCCATGCCCGCGCAATCGCCACCGCCCGCCCGGAAACCGCGCTCATCCCTTCAGGCTCCCGCCATCATTGACGCCGCCGCTGACCGGATAGGCCATCAGCCAATCCTCGCCCGGAATGTCCGGAAACCCCCGGAAATTCACGAAATTCGCGAACTTCAGCCTGCACGTATCCGCCCGCTTGTCGCACCCCGCCTCGATGCGCACCTGATCGCCCGCCACAGGCTGAATACCAAGCGCCTGCCAAAGCTCGACCGCCCGCACGGTCTCTGATGTCAGCCTGTCATTCTTGACAATCCCCACCAGCCCCGCCGCCGGACCATCCAGCACCTGAAACCGTCCCTTCTCGAAGAACCGCTCCGGATAGCCCGCAAACCCAGTGAAGCGAAAGATCCGCCCCTCCTCCACCACCTCGACCGCCCGGCTTTCCGCATACCCCGGCAGCGCAAGGTCAAACCCGCAATTCCGGTCGCCCAGCACCGCCGAACAGCGCGGGTGATAGATCCGCCCCTGCGGCTGGTTCAACCGCTCCGACAGCCCCCGCAACTCGGCGGTAAAGGCCCCGCCGCCGCGCGTGATCTCGCCAAGCGTGCCGCGAAACTGCAAGGCTCTGACCGCCACGTCAGCCCAGTTCACCAGCCACGCCCTGACCTCCGCCCCATCATAGCGCCCCGCCAGAATGTCCGCCTCGGTGATCGCGTCCGATCGCAGCCCCCCCACCGCCTCGCTATTGTCGACCGCAAGCCCGGTGCCCATCTGCAAGACCTTGGCGGTCAGTCCGCTGTCGGCGCGAAAAGCGATGCCATCGAAGGCCAGATCGCGGTCATGGTCAGTGAACCCCATCACCACCCCATCGCGCCGCGTCACCGCGAACGCCCGCGCCAGCGTCGTGCAACCCGTCGCCAGATGGTCAATCAATACCTGTGGATAAAGGCTCACAGCCGCACCTCCACCACTGGCACATGCGGCACATCGCCCGCCTGAAACGAGGCGACCGAGACCTGAATCCGATCCGTGTCGAACCGCACCGGCACGTCGAACTCGAACCCCGCCGTCACCTGCGCGCCCAACGCTGGCGGCGAGGCAAAGGTGACGATCCCCGTCGTCGTCTCGACACCAAAATGCAGCGTCTCAACCAACTCGTCGCCCTGAAGCCCCACCCGCACCGTCCCCGGCACCAGCTTTGTCACCCGCCTGACCTGCGAGAACGGCCCCGAGCGATAGGTCTTGGACAGTTGAAACGCCACCGTCACCCCGTCGCCCACACCGATAAGCTGATCCTCAAACCCCACTGCCAGCGACGATAGGCAAGACTTGTGGTCGGCCCAGTCCTTCCAGCGAAACCCGTGCAACTGCCCCTGCCGCGCCTCGAAAAACGCGATCAACTCCTCGATGTCATCGAGACCGCGCAGCGACACGCCCGCGTCATAAGACCGCCGCGCCTCGGCCCAGGGCGTGTTGCGCTCTTCGAAACCATTGGCCAGCGTCACGATCTCGGTGCGCCGCTCCGGCCCGCCGGTTGACCCGAAACTCAGGTTGGCCGGAAATCGTACGTCATGAAATGCCATGCTTGCCCCTCAGCGATTGCGCTCGCCACGCGCCAAGGCACGGGCCATCTGTGCGGCTATCTGGCTTTGGCTGCGCGCAAAGCCCTGTACGTCCGGCGTCGTCACATTGACCGTCACGCTCACCGCGCGCGCGCCACCCTGCGTCTGCACACCCAGCCGCCCATCGGCCCCGCGCGCCAACGGCATGATCGCCTCCGGACCCGCCTCGCCCATCAATCCGCGCCCGCCCCGCATCGCAAAGCTGGTGGGCTGCGTGACGACACCGCCCCGCGCAAACGGCATGACCCGGCCTTGGGCAAACCCCGCCCCGTCGGCAAAGGGAAACATGCCGCTCAGAAGCCCGTTCATCCCGTTGGCAATCGCGCCACCGATGGCAGTCTGCACCGGCCGCATCGCCACGTTATAGACGTTCTCGATCATCGACTGCGCCACCGTCTTCAGCGCGTCCGACAACTTCATCCCGTCGAAGATCAGCCCATCAAACGCGCTCCGCAAACCGCGCCCGATCCCCACCGACAGCACATTCACCTCGCGCCCGGCAAAGATCATGCTCTCCTTCATCTGCGCCAACTCAGCGTCGAAAGCCTGAGCAACGGCCGCAGCCCCACCCAGACCGGCCTCCAGCGCCTGAACCTGCTGCGAGAACGCGTCCAACCCATCAATCCCCGAAGCTCCCACGGCCTCTGTCATCTCCACCCTCCGCAATCCTGTCCGGCCATTGCCGCCGCAAATCCTCCAGCGCACCGCGCCCCAAAGGCCGCACCGCCGCCGGATCACCCAGCATCAGCGCCAGTTCCGCAGGCGTCAGCGCCCAGAAGTCGCGCGGCAACAGGCGCAACCCGCCCAGGCCCGCTCGCATCAACCCAGGCCAATCCAGCCCCGCTCTGCTCATCCACTTTCACCCGGCACCGTGAAGGCCCGCGCCAAAAGCTCCGCCGCGATCCGCACCGCGCCCAAAGGCCCGCCCCCGATCTCGACCGTCGCCAGATCAGCCGCCGTCCCGCACCAGCCGCCGCCCCGCAACCCCGCCACGATCAGCCCAAGCACGTCGCGCGCCGCATAACGCCCTGTCTCGAACCGCTCCGCCAACTCGATCAGCGACCCGGCACCAAGCTCCGCTTCCAGTTCCGCCAGCGCCCCCAGCGTCAGCCGCGCCACATGCGGCACCCCGTCAAGCGTCACCTCGACCTCGCCCGCCCAAGCGTTCACCATCAGATTGCCGTGAAGG